AGTGAAAATGCCTACTATGAAATCTATGATTCCGCCTAGTGCTTTAAGGATGTCCTTTGCTACGTCGGCTACAGTCCCGACGACAGTTTCAATGATGTCTGTTATGGCATCAAACGTACTAGCGAATATCGGTCCGAAGGTTTCAATAAGCCAATTTACAATCGGTGCAATGAACTTATTATAAATATCAAGTGCACCTGTAACCAGCTTACCTATGAAGTTTAGCACCTCTGTAAATAGATCCTTAAAGTGGTTATTCCATAAATCCCTGAATGTGTTAAGCATATCAGTAATAACCGGTCCAAGGAAGCTATCCCATAATGTGTCGAAAATTTCCTTTATGTTATCTATGGCAGTCGTAACACCAAGAACAATGTCATCGCCCCAAGTATTCCAAAAGCCTTTGATTCCATCCAATGCACCCAATGTCATTTCAGATAAAATATCAAGCCCCGGTTTTACGGCACCTGACCAAAGTGTATCCGAAATAGACTTCGTATTGTTATAAATGGATTCAAATATCGTTAGCATGCCATTTGAAAAGTCGGTCATCAGAGGTAAGCCATCTGTAACAAACCATTGCAATATAGGCATTGCCACTGTTTTTAAGTCCTCAAATCTTATTCTTGCCGTACCAAGTGCATCACCCACTATTTGTCCCATTAAAACAAATTCCCGTTGCCAAAAGGGGACAAGGTCATTTACGAGCCATGCCTTAATTGGTTCACCCAGTAAGCCAAATTCCGAAAATGTAGTTTGCAGGGTTGTTTTCCATCCCGCAAGCTCCGGAGTTATTGATGCCAATACTGATTTAAATGATGGCCCAAATGCATCTGATAGTGCCTTCCCCACGTTTGAAGCTGACGTTTTTATTGAATCAAGTAGCCGTACCATAGGTTCCATTGCTGACATATCTATTGGTGCAATCTCACCTGATGGACCACTAACAGATCCGAGGTCGACTCCACCAACGTTTGCATTATCACCAACATCACCAAGTGAATCAGCTGCCGATTGTGAAATAACGTTTAATTGATCAAACGAGGAAAGTGAGCCTTTAATTTCCTTATTTGCCTTTTTAAGTCCACTTCCCATGCCTGAGGCTGCATCACCCACACTGACTGTTGCAGTTGTTGCCGTATTTGCAGGCCTTTTTACCCCGGTAATTAGCTCGGTAAACGCCTTGAAATACTGTGCGGCTACCTGGAGCTTTTGAATTAGTGAATTTAATAATCTTATCACTGGTCCAAGAATGTTTATGAAGCCTTGCCCCATGGTTGCCATGAAACTTTTAAATTGCTCCCTAAGTATCCTTGTTTGGTTGGCCCAACTACCAGATGTCCTTGCAAAGTCACCCTGAGCATCCTTTGATACTGATAACAAGTAGTTATATCGAAGCAAAGTTTGTTCGGCTTGGGACATTGCACCATATGATTTTCGAATACCCTGTGAAAGGGCAAAAGCCTCCATATTAGCAACAGACAAGTTTATGCCAAGTTGCTTTAGAGGCTCTGTTTCACCTGAAATTCCTGACCTTATTTTACTGAATGCTTCTTCAGGATCGAGGTTATAAAACGATGCAAAGTCACCTGCCAGGCCTGTAAGACCTTTTGACATATCCAAAACAGACTTACCAGCTAGGCCTGAACTTTTTAGCATAGCACCCATTGTTGACGTAAACTTCTTTGCTGATAATTCGGATAGGCCGAATGATTCAAGGGCATTCTTTGAAAACTGGTTGATGTCTTCAGCCATTGAACCGAACGTTACATCAACAACGTTTTGAACCTCCATCAAATCAGATCCAAGTCCTATTGCAGCCCGACCAAAGTCAAATACTTTTTTTATGGCGAATGCAGAGGCGATAGTTTTACCTAGTCCTTTAAAGGCTGATCCCACTGACCTCTCTGCATTGCTTGCAATCCTGTTTATGTCCTTATTAAAGCCACTTTTATTAACCTCAAGATCAAGGTCTATTCTTCCTACACTATCACTCACTGTATCACCCCTTCCCAAACATCGATGCAAACATTTGTGCTAAATCATCGATATCTTTATTTAATTGATCTTCATCCTTTAGCCGCTCTTCAGCCTGGCGTCGCTTCCATGCGCTGTGAATACGTTTTTGATCGGGGGTAAATGCCTTAATCATCTTTGGGTCCTTTTCAGCTCGTATTTGAACTACTGACCCCAAAGGTGTATCTGGCATTAAACCCCCGATCAACGTACAAAACTCAGCCCATGGCATATCTGTATGGTGGCGTATACGTATGCCGTATTGCTTTGCTATACTTGCTTCGATCAAAGCCCAATCCTCACGCAAGTCATACCAAGATTTATTGACCTTGCTGTGATTTTTGAAATCGGGCCTCAGCTTCTTCATAATCCAAGTCCTGCATTGCAGCAAGGATCGCTATGGTCAGAACTTTGAAATTTTTAATTGACCATGAGCCAGCTCCCAACTCTTCAACTGCATCCTCACCGAGTGTAAGCCTAATTGCTTCCATCATTGCGCCCTTGGTACCAGCAACAGTTAATTCCTCAAACCGAAAAACTACGTCTATCCCATCATTAACAATATAAGATTTTTCACCTACCTGAATAATGGGCTTTTCATTATTTAGTTTTTCAGAAATGTTAATTATTTTAGCCACGAAACTTCACCACCTTTCATATATCATGGCCGGTTATGCTATACAGCCGGTGTAAACACGGGCTTACCATCTGACAGAATATCAATTTCAAGTCCATCGATTGCAGTGGAATCACCACCAGCGATTTTCTTTACATCGATAACACAGTCAAACGTAAGCTTTGCACCACTTGGCATCGTCCATTCAAGCTCAGACTCAACACCCTGCCCAGTAGCAATCATGAGGCCTGCAACATAATCATTACCGGGGTCGCCATAGCAACGTTTGCCAGTGAGGCTTAATGTAAGCTTTTTACCGGTTACCGCCTGTCTTGCCCAACCTTCAAGATCCATAGGCGTCCACTCTTCGATAGTGCTTTCGAAGCCAGGTTCAAACGTCTCAATGTCCTTTATGGTTACCATATCAGCAGGCAATTCCGTTCTGCCAAGCTTGTTAATCTTGAAGATGTTGTTATGGACCGGAAATACACCAGCCGAAGAAAATAACTGCAAATCAATTTTCATTATAGATCCTCCTTCATTCAGTTATTTGATTTTTGTATATGACATCCAACCGAATGACCATTTCACAAATATTGTTGGAATCCCTTTTTAAGTCCACTGGGCATGAATCCTTTAATTTGAAGGATATGATACTAATTCCCGAGATGGTGGTATCCTTTGCCTTTACAAAGAATTCATATAGCTCAGAGGCCTTCTGTTCACATTGAAAAGTATCTTCACTCCAATGAACTAATATCGATAGGGGTAATGTCCAGGATGATGTATTGTTTGTACCACCAACCGATATCTCAAACGGTACCCTTTCACGTGGGTATATGCCAATGCACTGCGTATCGTTCTTATTGATTGTACCTGCATAGAACTTTGTTGTTGGGAAAGCCGCTTCGAGGAAACTACGGACATTAGAAGCCATCAACATCATTTTACTACACCTCCTGACGCCTTCCTGTAAAACGTCTTATAAAGGGTTACAGCCCGTGTCCTCTTAGCGCCCGTTATCCATTCCTCCCACCATTCACCACGTGCATTGGCATTTATGGTTTTGTCAAAGTTATACTCTGGGTGGTAATACAGCCGCTTGGCATATGGAGTTTCATGCACAATAGATACGATGCCAGATGGTGCCTTGTTTGTCTCAACATAGGTCGATACATTTTGTAATGTACCTTCGTCAAACGGAATAACCGCTTCACTAACTACCTCATGCAACAATTGTTCGGCCGTCATTTTAACAGCCTGTATTTGTGCACTTGTTAGCTGGCCTAGCTTTGACCGGTTCATTGTCACCTTAACTTTCATGCTATATCAACTCCAGTTCGGTATGATGCACGCTTCCATCAGGGTTACGAGGCCTGCTACCTTTATGAATCTTCATTGTTTTTCCGTTAATAGTAGCATGACCTTCGAGCAACCTCACAGCTGGTGCTATATCACAACCGATGTATGCCTTTCCTTCGAGCTTAATCAGCTTGCCCTCTGAATCACGGACCGTGACCGCTTTTTCAACATATCTGCATTTGCCATCATAAATAGCAACAACATTTTGGGCACCATTTGCATTGATGCCTTCGGTCAAACTGACCACTACCGGAGTATTATCCATGTGTTTTGGATAAGGTAATTTCATACCTTCTGGGCCTCCTTCGAAGAAAGCGTTATTCCCCTGTAAAGCAAACCTTGATTATTCAGGTAGCTCCTTGCCCGTGCTGAAAGCATTCCTTGGTTACCGTCCCCCATGTTCATAGATAAGTCGCCTAAGCTAAAGCTACTAACCTGGCCAACAATTGCCGTACTTTCACCCATCTCAATCCAATACTCAACCTGTGCACATGTTGCTAACTGGAGTGCCTCTGATGTATTTGTATTTGTAAGATCGATTGTGATGATTATTGACTGCTTTATAAGCTCACTGGCCCGCTTTAAAAGCTTATTGCTGTTTACCGGCAACTGATCCTCGGTCATCTCGAGGAACGCCGCCAGGTCCGCTTTGGTTGCATACACCTCATACAAGGCCATAGCGTTCCCCTCCTATATTACTCTTCTTTGCCCTCATCGGCTCCAGTAGCCTCATCAGCTTCATCAGCTTCATCAGCGGCTGCCGCCTCAAGAGCCTCAATATAAACTTCCTTTTTCTGTTTTGGTTCAACTTCCAGCCCCATTTCCTTGCACAGAGCATATAATTTCCGGGCGTCGAATTTGTGATAGTCAACATCTTCTTCAACTACATAAGATGCTATGCCTTTTTCTTTCCACCTCTTGGCAACTTCGTCATCGACGTCATATGATTCACCGGCTTTTTTAAAGCCATTATAGTTCGTGTGTGTATTCATTAATACTTTCACCTTGTATACCTCCATTTCAGTTTAAAGTAGTAAAGGAAGGGTGTTTAGCCCTTCCTATTGTACAGTATTGTTATCATCAGGGAGTAATGTCAGGTGTCAATGCGGCAATCGGGAACCTTGTAGCAGTGGGATTGAGTCTGTTGATGGGGTTCGGAACCTGCCAAGCAAGTCTCATAACTGCTCTAAGGGCGACCATATCCTGCTGCGCCAGGTTGTATATGATGGCGCCTGTGTTGTCCTGAATAACGGCCTGATCAAGGATCTTGTACGTCATATCCTGACGCATGGCATATACTACCTGCCTAAAGTTACCGGAGAACTGAAGGGCTTTTGTTTCATCCATTGCACCATTCTCAGGGAAGAAAATAGGAGCGCCATCAAGGCTGTACTGAACGCCTTCCTGCATACTCTTTGTAAATAAGGGCTGCTTGTTGGCATCTCTCAGGCCTCTGAATTTACCCCTCATACCCATGGTAGCAACGTGACCTGTTGCCATGTAGCCATCTTTTTCAACAAGGGAAATTACACCGTTCTCACCGAGTAAATCATCGTACAGGTCAAGTCCGGTTCCAAGGGCAACTACATTTCCAGCAGCTGTAGCAGAGGCAAGGAGGTTTGTAGGCCAAGAAGCCGGGGCGTTTGTGCCGAAGAAAACAGCCTGGTCAAAAGCAAGGCCAAATGCTTCCATGATGCGGGGCTTGATCTCTCCCCAGATGTCATAGTCCGTATCATCCAGAACTGCTTCAGGAATCGGGACGATTACAGCCAATTCCTCAGCATCGAAGAATTTGTTGGTCCATGCCTGGTTGGTCGTTTGCTTCAGGCCAGTGTCTCCATTTACGAAGTAAGCCGTAGGCAGTGTGCTCAATACCGGTATCCTTCTCTGGGCCCTGGGCATGTTCTGAGCCTTTGTTGCGAGGGACATAATAGACGAATACTTAGGCACACCCTGAATGATCTCTTTGGAAGCATCTTCAGGAATCAGAGCCTCAGCACCGGATCTGTCCACCTTATCATTATAGGCGAACATCTGGATATTAATCCCAAATCTTTCTCTCATCTTGTAGAATGTCATGTTTTCTACCTCCTATTTTTCTTGGTTAAAATGTTTTGCCGGCGGCTCGTCTGATCATCGAGTTCATTCCGCCGACCCTGGATTCTTCCCTACCTCCGGAGTTGTCCATACCGCCCTTGCGCTTCTTATCATCTGGTTCAGTAGCAAACAAGTACGGCTTCTCCTGCTTAATACGAGCAATCTCACCATCCACACCGAGAACTTCACCCTTAGCATTTACCTTTACGTTGTTCATATCGATAAAAGCCAGGACATCCTTTGCGTTGATTGCATCCTTTGCACCCAACATGATCTCGGCATTGATTTTTGTTTGCTCGATCTCCTTCAGGAGGCTGTTGTTCTGGTCCATGAGGCCTTGCAGCTGATCCTTAAGCCCCTGATTGTCGCCTGCATCTTTCTGCATCTTCAACAACGTGGCATTGAGATCCTCTACTTTGCCCTTGAACTGATCCCTTTGACCGACCACTTCGCTAAGCCTTGACGAAGGAACGAATTCCGCCTGCTTTTTATTGTTCAGCAAAACATCATATCCGAGTTCACTTAACTTAGAGGCGATGCTTGAGAACTGTTCTTTGACATTCGAACCTTCGAAAGCTTTTTCGTTCGCTGTGATCACTTCATCGAGGTTTGCGAACAACTGAAGATTGATTGCTTTTTGCATGATTAATTTCCACCTTTCACATTTTTACGGCATGAGTGCCTATTACAGAGCTTTTATGGTCATCATGTTTGGACCTCTATACAAAGAAAAGGCCCCGGATTTGTGGTCCGAAGCCTTAATCTGTAAGACTGTTTTACTCTATCATTGCCTGGGTGAATTCATCATTTATTTCATCGAGACATGCTTTGATACATTTTTTATCATCCCATTCAGGATGTTTTGCCTTAAAGCTGTCCCATCTTTCAAGGAGTGATTTTACTCTATCCTTGAATACTGGCCATAATTTTTCATCCATATTTTCACCTCCTATCATAGGAACTATTCTTACTTAAGTATGGCATCAATGTATTTGTATCCTGGGTTTTCCTTGAGGGCTTTTCTGTTGGCCCCAAGCTTTGATGATGCCCAAACCTGCATCGAGGTAAGTTCTCCTTCATCATTTTCCATTATTACTTCAAACTCAAACTTCTCGATGTCAAACACTTGATTATTCATATTCATTCTCCTCTCAAAGACTAATTTAAGTTTGTATCGTCTATGTTAAGCTCAAGACAAACACTGAAGTAAACTGACATCCTATTAACACCATTTCTTTTCCAATGCTCTGCCGAAGCTTTTTTGTTAATAAGTAGTAAAACTTCCTTTGCCGTTTTTGGTTTCTGATCAACTATTTCTTTTACCAAGCTTTCCTTCACTAATTTCATTATGTGCCTCCTAGCAACTATGTTTTATTTGATGGTTCTATTATATCAAAACCACGATACTTGTACATATCTTTTTAAAATATTTTTAAGGAAAAGCCGGCTTTTTAGGCCGGCCTTCTTAAAAAATGGGGATATATGGGAGTTTGTGAGGTTGTACGCTTGTCACTGGGCTTATTTTCTACCTTTGGTAATATGGATTCATATTGGGTTATTGTTTAGCATCCTTGGGCATCCTGGGATTATATTTCTTTCCTGCCATTATGCAATCCATCAGCTGTTTCCGTAGTTCATCATCACTGCCCTGGAATGTTTCTGTAGGGAATGAATCTCCCATTATAATCTTGTAAAGGATCTCAAGTTCATAAGTTCCGGTCTTATTCAATAGCCTGTCTGATATGCTTATGTTAGCCATCGTTTTCACCTCCTAAGACGATTATATCACCTGCACTAAAGATGTACATATTATTTTGCAATCTTTTTAAGAGCTTCTTCCATCATCTTTTCGTGGGCCTTAACCGCCTTCGGAAAGTACTGTTTCATTATTTTTGTAGCCGAGGGTGAAGCCTGGCTCCTGACTAAATGAGCAAACATTTCGCTGGCAATTTCTTGCTTTTTATCCCACCGGTTCCAATACTCAATGCTGTGTGCCCACTTACCACTATAGTCATTATCACTGAATCCACCAAAAATATCAGAGACTATGTTTCCTCCATCATCGTCAAGGTCACGTAACTCGTTATTGATGTTTCGCCGTATGGTGATGGGGCCTCGGCCTATGTCATGCCTTTTTAAGAAGTCTTTATAGTCGGCCTCAATAGCTTCATAAAATTCCGGTGTCTTACTAAGATACCCGACTTTGTCATCTATCCAATGCCCCATTTCATGGGTAAACGTTGAGTATTTTCCGCGCCTGTTCTTAGCATCACCCACCAAGTTAAAGTTTATTGTAGGCTTACTATAAAAGCCTGATTCGCTATATGCATTTACAACAACTGCCTTATCATATGCCTTAATTATCTTCTTCGTTGTAGGGTTCATCTTGCTAACAGTAGCAACTATCTCTTCACCCTTACTTGGATCACTCTTAAAGAACCTCTTCAAGAACGATACATCATCAGGCATACTAGCTATGGGATCAACCTTTTTGGGTTTGACTTCAGGTTTTGGCTTTGCTTCTACCGGTATTGCCCCGGCCACTTTAGCCTCTGCCAGATCCGATTGTTCCTTGAGCCACTTGGCATATGACTTATCAGTAATGCCCAAATCCTTGTAATCCTTTGAAGGTGAAGGACCAATGAACTTCTTATACTTCTCTGTTGGTGATAGCGTTGATGGAACAATCGATGCAGGTGGCTTAGGCGGTGCCTCAACCTTGATTTTATACCCAACACCAATGTCTTCAACCTGCTCCTTCAACCACTTGGCATATGTTTTGTCGGTAATGCCTAGTGCCTTGAAGTCTTGTGATGGTGTATCCCCGATATACTTCTTGTATACCTCAGTTAATGACATCTGCTTCTTATCCAGGGTTAAGCCATCAAGCGACGTTATTTCCTTCTTTAGCCACTTTTCATATGCCGCCTGCTTAGCACCCTCGGTCATAAACTTAGTTGTGATTGTGTCATTGAACTGATCCATGGCATTACCGCCAATCGTTGAAGCAAACCGTGCCTCCAAGCCCTCAACGGTTTTTGGTATATTTGCAACCCTATTTTTGATTGATTCCCTGTTGTATTTCCTTCTCAGGTTCCAATTTGCAACATGGTCACGCTGTATAGCCTGCCATTGGCTGATCTTGTTTGCTGCCCTTGCCTTGCTGGCCGGGTCCATAGCTACTGCCTCTACCCTTTTCCACTTCCGGATTTGCCTTTCATTGTAGCGTTGGCGTTGAATTGCATTGTATCGCTCAGGCTGATATGGGAAGTTTGGTTCCTGGTAGTCCATGCCTTCAAAATAAGCTGTGATGGTATGTTTGCAATTGGGGTGGAATAACCCAGCCGCTTTTGCCGAATCAAGCGATGGGAATCGTGCATCCTTACCTGATATACTCAACACTTTACCAGCCCAAGGTGCGCATATTGGGCATGTGGCACTAAAGCTTGAAACCATCACCAGGTCATTACCGATAGCCAATTGCCTATCAATATGGCCTTGTAATGCAGCTCTGGCAGAAGTGGTCCTGGTAGCCATTTCAACATAGCTTGCCAAGTCCCATCTCCTGCCAGCCCTATCAACAAAACCGGTTATTCCTTTTAATGCAAGCTTATTTAATGAAGCTTGTGCAGTTTGCATCCTTGTGTCAGTGCCTACCAAAACATTTGTACTTGCCTCTGCTATAACATCACGATATGCATCCTGCGTATTGCGTAGTATCTGGAATGATGTACCATCTATCAGGTTATGTGATTCAAGCAACAATCGCTGAAGATGTTCAGGTACAAGACCATCAAGTGCCGTTTTGGCTAAATGATGGTCTTTATTTGCAGAGGCCACCCCGGAGAGATATGCCGCTTCGATTCCCTTGCTTAGCTTTGACTTAGCAATCCGGTTTGCATTTCCCAGGGTGGCCTCTATTTCTTTCCTCAACTTCCGTACATCACCAAACTTTTGTTCATTCCATCCTGTTTCAGTAACCCCTCTTTTCACCCTACGAGATAGCTTTTCGAGCATCTTGTTTTCGGCTTGGGTGTATATCTGAAACACATCTTCTAGGAGCATGGCGTTTATGTCAGTTTTAATTGACATTAGTTAGCCCCTCCTCCCTGTCCCCCTTCATCGGGTTCTGGATCTGTGGCCGGCTTCTTCTTACCAAAGTTAAGTTGATCGAGGTCCAGATTCATATCAGGCGGTGCCGCAGGACCCAGGTTATTTTCCTCAATGATCCTGTCTACTTCAGCAGTGATTTGTTCTTCATCCCAATCAGGATGGAGTAATCTGACCTTTGTATCCGTACTGGCCGCCATGGCATCACTGATCATCTTTACTGAGTTGGATAACTCACCCAGGTTATTTGTAATGCCGTCGTTGAATGAGATATTCAAATCCACATCTACATCTAAAGTGCCGTTAAGCTCATCATTGTATATCATCATCATGACCCTTACCAGCTTCTTTAGTGCAAATTGCCAGTAGTTTTCCTTCTTACCCTTAGTGGAGAATGACTTCCTTTCACGCATGCTAAGTGCCGTGCCTGATTCCGCCCTACCTTGGATGTTAAGGCCGAATGATTGTGGGCTATAACCGGCAGAAGTTATGATCCTGTCAAGCAAATTTAAGCTTGTCTTTTCAAAGGCTTCTGCCCTTATGTCAAACTGCTGAGGAGTTATTGCATTACCGGTTATTGATGTAGGGTCAATATCCAGCTTAACATATAGCATTTTATCGATGTTGAACCTGCCTGTCCCACTTGACTTATCCAAGAATTGCTCAGGTAGCATGATTCGTGCTTGTGCCAGGGCTACGTCTCTTACCCATGAACTGAATACCTCATCAAGGCTATCCATCAGCCCTTCTATGCCTGAGTAATCAGACCGCCCGAGATATGAACTCCGATCAAGCCTATTTGGTAACACATTTGGCACATATACAGCCAGGAGCTCGTCTATAGTATCAATGTTCTCCAGGTCCTTTGTTTCATCATGTGCTGACAGGCTTATTTCCCTACCAAGCCTACTCGTGGTGCCAAGGTAAAGCTTATAGGAAATTAATCCCTTTTCATACCGCTCCAAAAGCCTGTACACTTTACTCCCTGATTCATCAGCATCAACCACTTTCCAGAATGTTACGGCTGTAAGGAAACCGAATTTAAACTCAGGAATTGCCCTATCAGCCTGAACTATAACCGGTATTGGATACGGGCTTACCTCGTAATCCCATGCCAGTTTAACGAAAACTCCGCCTATGGCTGCACATGTTTCAGCGCCCTCAAGAATCCTTGGGAAGAATCCGCTATCCATGAGCATTTCATCAAGACCGGTCTGTGTGTCTTTGTAAGATTGTGCCGCTTTTTGTTCATGTGCCTGGGCCACTTTCACGATAGGTGATTCAGCAAAGAGGAAATTAGCCGATGTCTCCGCAATATCACCTGCCATTGGTACATGCACAAATATTTCACCCTGATTTTTTATTTGCCTTCCCCAGAACGATTCACTGTTTTGCATTGGATAAGGGAAGCTTTGCAAATTCTTTGAAAGGTATTCAGTGTAAAAGTTTGCAAGCAACTCTGCATCTCCACTGTACCATGCACTATGTTCGGCCATCTTCCAATGTAAAAAGTCCATTGGCGGCCATTCCATATTTTCTACGATCTTCACTTATTTCACCTCCATAATTTATTTTATCACACAGAAAAAGGGCCTTTCGGCCCCTCCTCCTTGGCTACTACTTGTAAATAACCGTTACGTACTCTTCAATGATGCCCCTTGCAGTTTCATAGCTTAGCGAATTGAAAACCCTTCCTTGCATCTCTTTGGCCGTCATTGCCTTGCCTTCATCTAGCAATATCTTTGTTGCCTTGCTGAGTATTGCAAATATGTTGCCATCTGGGCCGGCCAACTCGATCTCAATCGCCTGTTGTGCTAAAGCCATGGAAAACTCCTCCTTTCAAGGAACTGTTTTACCTTACCATTATATCACTTCTATCGGAATTGTACATACATTTATAAACTTTTCGTATTGGCTTGCCAGCTCTTCCACCGTGAACTGCATTGTTTGTAGTAAAGCTTGTGCCTGGATTGCATTGTTGGCTGTGTAATCAAGTAATGTATACCTTAAATACCCTGCATCCACTTCGTAGCTTCCCTTCACCTTTGCTATCTTTTCCAGGCCGATCACTGTTGATTGTGCCAATATTGATACCGCCGCACAAACAATATCCTTACCAATAGGTGCATACCCTGCATGTCCTCTGACCTCAAAGCCTATAATATCATTACCTTTAATGGCAAATGTCACGTTGATCATCGTGCAACCTCCTATCCTTACTTAAGGAACACATAGTCATAAGCTATGTCCTCACCATCGATCAATATTGTTACCCTTACTCTACTTGTTATATCATCAAAATCAACTCTTACCTTTAGCTTTTCTCTCAAATATTCCTTGATTGCATTGTCATCCATGATTACACCTCCTTAAAATAAAAATAGGCAAAGGGCATGCCTATCAGTTATTTGTTGTTAAAATGCTTGGATAAATCGTTAAGATTTTCAAGCTTTTCTATTTGTTCGGCGAACTCCTTGACTATCGCCTCCTGATGGTGTAAAGCATCCGCAAACTGCTGTATGTCTATCAGGCTTTTCCTGGGTAACCTCCCTTCCTCTTGTCTTTGCCTCATCACCACCAATCTTGTGTGCTCTATCTTGTGGAGTGATTTAAGCTGTGCTATGTTCATGTAAGCGATGTTGCTGATGTACTTTTGATTCATGTTATCCTCCGTTTCTATGCATTGCCCTTTGCCTAATTCTATTCTAACATAACTGCGAGCTTTGTACATATGCTGTGCAAATATTTATGCAAGAAAAAGGAGGCCGAAGCCCCCTCATCTTATTCGTTAGCCTTAATTTCCTTGTTTATTTCTTCTACCTTTTCAACTACCTTAAATAGCATATCCTTTATTTCACCTGGTTTTGCGTCCCTATCACTAAGTAATATTGCCACCAGATCTTCTATCCTTGATTGTGCCGCCGATAGTGCCTGTGATTCATCATCCTGATTCTTTGCCATCATGAATTGGCTTATGCTAAATATTTCTGGTTCCGACCAGTGGTATCCCTCTGTTTCAACTGTTTCCTCAAAAAATTCCCTCCACTGTCCGATGTCAAGATCATCACAATCATCTTCTGTTTCATCCAAGCCATGCTTTAACGTTTCAACTATTTGCTTTAGCCTGTCGTACTTGTTCGTTACCCTAAAATTCTTTGACATGTGCATTGCCTCCTAGCTACTATTTGTTTTCCTCTTGCTCATGATCTTCCTGTTTTACCGGTTCAAGTGCCTTAGCAATCTTTTCCAATGCTATCGCTATGCGATGAACATCACTTAGGAATTGCTTTCCGTTTATCGTTTTTTGAAACTCCATCATGTTGATAACCTCCCTTCCTTAGTATAGATCCATTATATCACATACACGAAGGGAGTACATCTTTTTTTATGCACTTGGTAGATTCCTGCTTAGATCTATTGCCCGATCCTTTTGCATTTCAACGATTAGCCGCTGTAATAGCATCCGGTTTCCGTTGCATACGTATCTCAAAGCGTCCATGGCATGGTCAAACTGTTTGATGGGCTTATCCTCACCCTTCTCTTGAGCCTTAGGATCCCACCTATATGCACTAAACTCAGAGATAGTCTTTGTGCAATGGGCCAGCACTCTTAGCATATCATTATCTATCACTGATGAAACAAGCTCTATGCCTCGTAGTACTTCGTTATCTGCCTGCCTGATCTTCCTTACTTCTTCCTCATGCAATTGAAGCATGAAGCCCTTTGCTGATGGGTCAATGTAAGTGTAATCATAAGTAACCGGTACACCATCTACTCCATTCTTTATCATCCACTTCCTGAAGTCCTTGGCATATTTTGAAGGGGACTTCTGAACTTGTGCATCCTTTCCTATGTGGTAATACTCATCCAGGATGTATAGTTTATTGTCACTGCCTAAGCCTATCAGAAGGAAAACCGTAGCATTAGACTGGCCATAGTCTACTCCTATCCACTTCTTCCTTATCTTCACATTCAGTGGGAGTGCCTTGATTACCATTTCACGTTGGAACATAGAGTAGATAACACCCTCTGCTATTACCCAAAGCCCCAGTATAAATCGTTCATAGAATATTCCCCTGAACATCCTCTTGTATTGCTCTATCTTCTTGGCACTCAATGATGGGTTATCCTCAAGTAGGAAATGGATTCTTAGTGCATTCTTTTCTTCTAAGCTATCTACCCATTCTACTTTGAACCAATGGAAAGGGCCATCAGGGTTACAGTTAAACCATAGCTTGCTGCCCTCTTCACTACATCTTGCAATACACTGATTAACGAATGATTGAGGCATCAATGTAACTTCATCAAAGAAGAAGCCTGCCGCTGTAAAGCCTTGAACTAAGTCCTGACTCTTTTCGTCTTTACCACCGAAGATATAGAAGTAGTTCTCCCTTCCATTCTTAGAGATAGCAAATACATTGTCTCCCATTTCGGATAGCTTCCTTACTTGATACCCTCTTCCAAA